GCGACCGCTTCGACGAGCTGCACGTCGCAATGGCCGCCCGCGTTGCCACGCTGCGCGTGCAGCGCACGGGCAGTGCGACCGAGCGGCTCGCGTTGCGCCTGCTGGACCCGGAGGACCTGGCCTGGGCGGCCACCCCGGAAATTCGCGATGCCGCCAGAGAAGCGCTGGGCATGCAGTCCGAAGAGGCCACGCGATGAGCATGAACACCACGCACTCCGCCGCGGCGCCCTGACCGCGCCACCCTCACCACCCACCACCAGAGAGCCCCATGGAAGCCATCGACGCCCCTGCCATCGCCCTGACCTTCTCCACCCTCCCCGCCCTCGGCGCCGACCTCGAAGGCGGCACGTTCTGCGGCCTCACCACCGACAAGGAAAGCCGGCACCACGCCGTCGTGCTGCTGCCCGACCGCAGCGACAAGCGCCTCACCTGGAAGCAGGCCATCGCCTGGGCCAAGAAGGCCGGCGGCGCGCTGCCGGCGCGCCCGGTCTCGGCGCTGCTCTACGCGCTGGCCAAGGACCGCATCGAGGCCGATTGGTACTGGACCTCGGAGGAGTTCGATGGCTCGTACGCCTGGGGCCAGTACTTCTTCAGCGGCGGCTACCAGGACTACAGCCACAAGAGCTATGAGGGGCGCGCCGTCGCCGTCCGCTTGATTCAGCTCACCGCTTGATCCTTCAATCCTTCACACAGGAGCCCCCGTGTCCACCATCACCCTCGATGACGTCATCGCCGAGCAGCAGCGCCTGGCCGCGCTGATCGAAGCCCTCAAGGCCAACGCCGCCAGCACCAAGATCCTGATCGTCGCCGAAGCGGCGATCGAGCTGCGCCCTGGCGAGCTCTACGCCGGCCTGCTGCTCGGCGACGACGGCAACCCCAGCCACCACCTGGTGCTGCTGCCCGACCGCGCCGAAGAGGTGACGTGGGACGCGGCCGTCGAGTTCGCGCGCAAGGCCGGCGGCGAGCTGCCGACGCGGCGCGAGCAGTCGCTGCTCTTCGCCAACCTCAAGGACCAGTTCGAAGCCAAGTGGTACTGGTCCGGCGAGCAGTACGAGGGCAATGGCTCGTGCGCCTGGCACCAGTACTTCTACGACGGCTACCAGTACGACGACCGCAAGAGCGCTGAGGGGCGCGCCGTCGCCGTCCGCAGATTGCCCGCTTGATCCTTTGATCCTTTTCTGAGCCATGGCCCTGCACACCGAACTGCCGATCCATCGCACCGGCGTCCAGCTGCTCACCCTTGCCGTCAAGGCGCAGGAGCAGATGCCGCGCGGCGTGAAGCGCCACCTCGGCGACAAGCTCAGCCACCACTGCATGGAGATGCTGGACCGCATGGCCCTGGCCAACGCGACCCAGCAGCGCGAGCGTGCCATGCACATCGCCGAGCTGCTCAAGCACCAGCGCGCGGCCACCGTGCTGCTGCGCGTCGGCCACGACGCGCGCTACATCTCCACCAGCGTGTGGAGCGCTGCGGTGCAGCTGCTCGACAGCATCGGCAAGCAGGGCGGCGGCTGGCTCAAGAAATCCTCGAACCTGGCGCCTGCAGCATGACGGTCAAGGCCCTCATGCCCGTGCGCAACTTGAATCTGGTCGTGCCGCTGGCTCACGAGGCCACCGCCATGCGCACCACGGACACCGCTGCCCCAGTGCAGGCCCGGTCCGGCGCAGTCCCCGGGCTGATCGGCGCAAGCCTTCGGCCCGGCGACGTGGATAGCACGACAGTGGCTCGTACGCCTGGAACCAGAACTTCAACAACGGCAACCAGAACAACAACCACAAGAGCTATGAGGGGCGCGCCGTCGCCGTCCGCAGATTCAGACCTGTTCGAGAAGCTCGCGCGCGCCTACCTGGACTGCCGCCGCACCAAGCGCAACAGCGCGAGCGCCATCGCGTTCGAGGCCCACCTCGAGCGCAACCTGTGCGACCTGCACGACGAGCTGGCCAGCGGCGCGTGGGCGCCCGGCCGCTCGGTCTGTTTCGTGGTCACGCACCCGCGGCCGCGCGAGGTGTGGGCCGCGCAGTTCCGTGACCGCATCGTCCACCACCTGCTCTACAACCGCATCGCGCCGCGCTTCCACGCGGCCTTCACGGCCGACACCTGCGCCTGCATCCCCGGCCGCGGCACGCTCTACGGCGCGCGCCGGCTCGAGCACCAGGTGCGCGGCGTCACCCGCAACTGGAGCCAGAGCGCCTTCTACCTGAAGGGCGACCTGGCCAACTTCTTCGTCAGCATTGACAAGCACGTCCTGCTGGCCCAGCTGCGGCGCCGCGTGACGGAGCCCTGGTGGATGGCGCTGGCCGAGACCATCCTCATGCACGACCCGCGCACCGACGTGGAGGTGCGCGGCCGCCCCGGCGAGCTGGCGCTGGTGCCGCCGCACAAGAGCCTCTTCAACGCGCCGGCCGACCACGGCCTGCCGATCGGCAACCTGTCGTCCCAGTTCTTCGCGAACGTGCTGCTCGACGATCTGGACCAGTTCGTCAAGCACCGCCTGCGCGCGCCGCACTACGTGCGCTACGTCGACGACTTCGTGCTGCTGCACCCCAGCGCCCAGTGGCTCGGCCAGGCGCTGGGGCAGATCGAGCAGCGCCTGGCCGAGCTGCACCTGCAGCTCAACCCGCGCAAGACCATCGTGCAGCCCGTGAGCCGCGGCGTCGACTTTGTCGGCCATGTGATCAAGCCCTGGCGCCGCACCACGCGCCGGCGCACCGTGACCGCGGCGCTGCAGCGCGTGACCAGCGTGCCGGCCGAGGACGTGCTGCAGACGTGCAACAGCTACCTCGGCCTGATGCGACAGGCCAGCCACGGGCACGCCAACTGCGCGGCGGTGGCCAATGCACTGCGGCGGCGCGGGCACTGCGTTGCCGGAGATCTCACCAAGGCCTGTCGCAAGAGCAGCGCCTGACCAACCCAGACGGAGCCCCCATGGAAACCACCACCCTGATCCCGCTCGAGCAGCTGCGCCCCAGCCCCACCAACCCTCGGCGCACGTACGTCGACGAGACCCTGGCCGAGCTGTCGACCAGCATTGCCGCGCAAGGCGTGATGCAGCCCATCGTCGTGCGCAAGGCACCCAACCGACCGAACGACCAGCACAACCTGATCGTCACGCACGAGATCGTCTTCGGTCACCGCCGCTACAGGGCGGCCCAGCTCGCCGGCCTGGCCACGATTCCCTGCCTCGTTCGTGACCTGACGGACGAACAGGCCGCCGTGCAGCAGCTGCACGAGAACCTGCACCGCGAAGACGTGTCGCCGCTGGAGGAGGCCGATGGCTACGCTGCGCTGATGCAGGCGCACAAGGTCAAGGTCGACGACCTGGTTGCGAAGTCCGGCAAGAGCCGCAGCTACATCTACGCGCGCGTGCGGCTGGCCAGCGCCGCACCCGAGGTGCGCGCCGCCTTGGCCAGCGAAGGCCTGGGCAGCGAGATTGCCCAGCGCGTGGCTCGCATTCCGTCGCACCGCCTGCAGGCCGAAGCCCTCGAGGATCTGCGCACGGAGGAATGGGTCGACGGCAAGATGGTGCCTACCGGCTGGGTGAGCGACCGTAGCGCCAAGCAGATGCTGGCCAACTTGTTCGTCGACCTCGAGGATGCTCCCTTCGCGCTGGACGATGCCAAGCTCGCCGCGCGCGCAGGCGCCTGCACCGGCTGCCCGCATCGCGCCGGCAATGACCCGGACCTGGCCGAGCTGCACCCGAACACCTGCCTGTCCAGCGAGTGCTACAAGGCCAAGTGCCTCGCATCGGGCATCCAGCGCATCGCTGTGGCCCGCAAGGCCGGCCAGCCCGTGCTCGAGGCCGACGACGTCAATCGCCTGATGCCTCACCGCTGGCAGACCGCGCCCGAGGGCTACATCAGGCTGGACACGCCGGCGTTCGAGGAGGACGACCCCGAGCACCCGGACACTCAGCGCTCGGTCAGCCTGCGCGACGCGCTCGCCCGGTTGGGTAAGAAAGCACCTCAGCCGACCATCTCGCTACACCCCTGGCGCCCGGGCCTGGTCATCGAATCGCTGACCGAAGAGCAGGCCAAGGCCATCGTCGCGCAGCTCACTGGGGCAACTGCTGAAGGCGCATCTACCCCTTCGACGGCTGCGCGTGCGCAATCCGGAGCGCCGGCAACGGCCTGGCCTTTCTTGCTGCGTGACAACGTGGAAGACGACGCAACGCCCGAGGAGCGCGCCCTGGCAATGCCGGCCTGGGAGAAGGTGCAGCTGGCCATGATGGACGCGGCCTGCGCGCTCAAGGAACGCACGGCCGACGAGCTGCTGCTGGTGGCGCGCGCGCTCTTGCAAGACCGCTGCGACATCTCCGCGGCCGTCATCGCCCGCATGGGCTGGCGCGAGGAGCTCGACGCTGCCGCCGATGGCGAAGACTTCGACTCCGAGGAGGAGTGGTGCATGGACCGGCTGGCGCGCGCCGAGCCGTGGCAGGTCGCCGAGTTCATGGTGCTGCTGGCGATCGCCGCGGCTCCGGCCCGCTACGGCGAGCACGGCCTGGCCGAAAAGCGCGCGCTGGCCGCGAGCTACGGCGTCGATCCGGTGGCGGCGGCCGGCCTCGAGGAACAGACCGACGATGCCGGCTCCGCCGGCGGGCGCGCCGCACAGGGTGAGCTGCTCGAGGGAGCGCCGGCGTGAACCCCTACGGCGAGACAGTCACCGCGCTGCGCGCGCTGCTCGACAAGACCGAGGAGCTCATCGCTCAGCTCAAGTCGACCGGCCGCCTGCGCGAATGCTTCAGCCTGCCGGCGCTCACCCAGGCCCGCGCGCAACTGGCCAGTCTGGAAAGCCTGAGCGGCATCGTCACCACGAGCGTAGCGATCGGCAACGGGCCCGAGGCGGCCTGCCAGCTGGGCAAGGACCTGGTCACCCAAGCCGTGGTGGTGCTCGAGAACCGGATGACGCCGCAGCAGGTGGCCGAGCTGCTCTGCGGCACCGTGTCCGCCGGCGCCGGCTACCTGGCCGTGCTGTGCGGCGCCGATCGCGCGGAGGCCATGCTCAAGGCCTTGCCGGCGATCACCCGCAACGCCGCCGTCGACTACAACGAGCAGCAGACGAGGCACTGACCATGCGCAAGCGCTGTCACCGCCGCCCCATCACTCCGGTGCCGCCGCGCGGCCTGCGGCCGAAGC